AAACTGATTTGGTACAAGTAATTGACCTATCATTATGTTATCTACTTGGTCCCTTAAAGTATTAGAAGCAGTACTTAAGTCATTACTAAACTCTTGTGCTATTACTTCTCCTGTTATTCCTCCTCTTTCTTTAGAATAACTTACAAAATCAAAAAGACTTCCTTGTGAGCCTTTCTTATGATTAAACTTGACAGGCATTACTTATGTATTTTATAAAAATCCAGTATACGTTTAATATGATCAGGAAATCCTATATTTTCCCTTAAACTTGTTGATACAGGATTTTGTATCTGTGCACCTGATATAGATAAGTTTGCTTTTCTTTCATCTTTTAAATAGTACTTAACTAAATCAAAACATGCTAATTTTAAATCTTCAGGTGTTGCTGAATATCCTGACTTATAAACTACCTTTACTGCTCTTCTTCCTTGTGGAAACATTTTGTCTCCTGTTGCAGTAGTTCTAAATATAGTATCTGCATTATAATCTACTACGTAGTCGTATTTTCCGCTTGAGTCTGAATTTTCAAATATTAGAGTCGTATATGAGTCTGACTGACTTTCTCTTTCTTCTACAGAGGTGATGCTCACAATTGGACTCTCATCAAGTATTATAGCGTTAGTGTACTTATCTTTTATATCATAGTACTCTGTTTTATCTGTGCTATAATAGTCTATAAAACTTGTGCCGCAGTATGTTTTTACCGCTTGGCTAATAGCAGGAATAATTACGTTAATTTTTGCATTCTCACTTTCTCCAGTAAGTCCCGCAAAGTTTTTGTATTCTCTTAATGTTATTAAATCTGCCATAGTTAAAAAGTGGTGGGTTTAAGGCAACCCACCAAAACCATAAGCCTAATATTAAGCTCCTTTGTACGCAAATGCCCACTTAGATGTAGCACCATCGATTAAATCGGTGAAGCCTAGTCTTTGTGAAGCTACTAATACTCTTCTTTGGTTAGCTACTTCGTAGTCTGACTCAATAGTAACGCCTCTTAATCTTGGCATTACATAGTTTCTTGGGTAGACTGCAACAGCACCATAGATACCAGCTGCTTTAGTTGCGAATTCGTCACATAGTAGTACTCTTGAACCGAATACTTGACCAATTTCGCCACTTAGCTTAGTAGCCATGTCGCCAACTAAGTTAGCATCTTGGAATTCAGCATCTTCTAGTAGGTTATAATACACATCTTGTGATACGACATAAACTACGTCTGAAGGATTAACACCATATTTGCCCATATTCTTTCTCATGCCTAATAGGTCAGCTGCAGTAACTGCGTCAGTTCCTGCGAAACCAGAAGCACCATCAGAAGTTTCGTGGTTGTCACTATCAGCAGCTGCTAATAGACCTTCGAATGCGCCAGATGTGTAAACACCATTATCGTGGTTACCAGCTAGAATAGCATTCTCGATACCTCTTGCGTGTGATCTAACCATAGACTCTCTAATTAAAGGAAGAATTGGTAAGATTGCATCTTCTTCAGTTTCATTACCTAAGTATGATTGTGATATTAATTTAACAGTTGAAAGAGTTCTTTCTGTTAAATCAACTCCACCATATGGTGCGCCATAAGAGTCGCCTCTTTGGGCTAAGTTACCATGTGGTGATGAACCAGAAGCTGTTTGAGCTGAAGCAAATTCAGCGTAACCTGCATCTGGTAGAATTGGGATAATCATGTTAGCAGAAGTCATTGGGATTTCTCTAAATAGAGGAGCCAAGACTAATTCATTTTGAATATCTCTTTCGATGTTTGTTGAAACGATTTGCTCAAAGTCAGCTGATGAAACGCCAACACCTGAATGAGCGTTAACTTTTTCCATTAAGCTTTTGGACATATCACTGTTCCAACCTTTACCAGTAGCTAAACCAGCAAATTTTGCATCAATGATGTCTTTTTCAAAAGCTTTTTTCCAGTCGCCTTGACCTTGTCTGTCTGAGAAATGTCTTTTTGACTCTCTCATATTCATGATTTCTTCTGATTTCTCAGCTAATTGAGATTCTAAAGACTTAACGACTTGCTCTAAATTAGAGTAGTCTTCTTTAACTCTTGACTCAACATCATTCATAAGTTTCTCAGCGCCTGTTAGACCTGCTTCAACTATAGTTTTAGTTTTTTCCTGATCTGCTTTTTCAGCAGCTTTTTGAACTTCAGCTTCTTCAGCAGCCTTTTGAGCAGCTTCTTCAGCAGCCTTCTGTTCAGCAGCTTTTTGCTCAGCCTGTTTCATTGCAATTTCAGCAGCTGTATCTGCAGCTACTTTTTTAGCAAATTCTTCCAGATTGAACTCTGAGTTGCTTTCAGGAGATTTATTTTCTTTTGACATATTTGTCTCCATGTTATGGGATTCCTCCCGTCTTGGCTGCTCAACATTAACAGCGTCTGCTGATTCTGCTGGGTTAGCCTTATAAAAAGTTTGCTTGTACTTGTTGTATTCTTCCATACTATCGAATGACTTGCTTAATCCAAAAGTTGCCCCTTGATTGCAAGGTACTGATACTACTGAGACTTCAAAAAGTTCCGCGTCCTTTATTTTATATCCGTCAGTTTCAGTCATATAATCAGCATCCTTGACTTTGAAACCAACAGAAAAAGCTCCAAGGACACCGTCTTTAATTAATTGAGTTACATCACCTGCAGCTTTAGATATCTTTGCAGATATCTCTAAACCGTTGTCTGTAACTTGTAAATCTTTTGCTCGACCGATTGGTCTATCGTAGTTATGATTGAACAAAATAATTGGATTATTTTTGAAATTTTCTAATCCGCCTTTTGTCCATGCACCGCTTTCAATAATATCTCCAGCTCTATCAAGTCCATTAGTACTTGCAGAACCTTTAATTTCAACACCGCCATCGTCAGTATCTCCTAAAGATTTAAAAGTGCTTGTCCAGTGATAAATTTTATTCGACATCTTTCTTCTCCACTTTCTTTTCTACTTTCTTTTCTACTTTCTTTTTAGGAGTTACTTCTTTAGTAACTTTTTTAATAATAACTGGGTATCTTTTTGCTACTACACTCAGTACTCTACTCCAAGAACCAAAAGCTCTTCTAAGTAGATAATCTTTAACTGGAACGTCATTACCTTCTGTTTTATATTCAGCTAAAGTCATAACACCGCCTTTTTTAGTCATAAAATCGGAGAGTGCTTTTATCATCATATCTTTAGTCATATTATTCTTCCTCGCTTGGGGTAGCCTCTATAGGTCTACCGCCTTCTTCTGGATTTACCGCTGACCCTGCTATATTTGCAGGTATTCTTGGTTCATCAAATCCATTTACAGGCTCTTTGCCTAAGGCTACTCTAGCTTCATTTGGACTTATAATTCCTGTGTTTACTAAAGTTGCATAGTAGGCTGCTTGGTCTCTTAGTTCTGGTTGTAAGGCAGGTATACCTGTTACATCTTCAGACAGTGAAAAACCAAAAAATCTTTCTAGTGCGTATCCTAATTTTTTAACTATTGGTAAAATAGTCTCTAGGTAATATAATCTATGGTTAGGTCTTATATTTGCGTTGTTGCCTCCATCTAATAAAATAGGTGGTATTCCCATAGCTTCTAAAATAATTCTTTCATTTGCTTTTATTGATTCTGCAAAGTCTAACTCTCTAAAATTTATCTTTGTTAAAGGGTCAACTTCTAACCCTCCGTCTAATATTAGAGGTCTTCTACCTCCAGTATTTGGATTATATCGAATACTCCAAGCCTGCATCATTCTTTCTTTTACTTTCTCAGAAAGAGTATTTGGTGACTTTAGTACTAATCCTGGTACTGCTCCATTTTTGAAAAAATTATCTTGAAAATTTCTCATACTAGCAAGTAATTGCATAGTCCTATAAGCTGGTTTTAATCTTGGAACTCCTCTATAAATTGAATTAAAACTATTTTCTTTTATATGTATAATTTCATCAGGAGAATAATCTATTGAGTTATCATATGAAAATCTTTCTACATATGTTTTATCATCAGTGTAGATAGTTATTTTATCTGCTGGTAGATGATAAAGGTGAGCTCCATCGAAGTAAATAAAAATGTTTCCATCTATAAGTAAGTCAATGATTAAATTTCTTTTAAATGCACTTATATCTTGAAAAGGATTTGGTTCTACATTTAATAATAGCTCTACTCTTGATTTACGAATATTTTTAAGAACATTTGTAGTTCCTGCAATTTTTTCTCCTACAGAAAAAGGTATTTCAGAAACATCATCAACGATCATATTTACTGCTCTGTTGACAATTTCTAGTTGTTCATAGGCATTTCTATAGTTGGTGATTATTTCCCTACTATCAATAGTCATACCCTCATTTCGGGATATTACATATTGAGCAGGATTTAGTTTTTCCTCAACTTCTGGAGTTCTACCTAATAATCTGTCATACCATGCCATATTTGTCTCTCTGCTTCTCGACCCATCTTTTTTGTTTCTCTGCGTGTATCAACTTGGGTCGTTTTCCATAAACTGAATGTAACTTCATATGGTGACTATGGCAGAGTGTGACTGTGTCTTCGTAAAGTTCTTCGTAGTGTTCATCAATAAAGGCTTGTCGAATCTCTAGTATTTCTTGCTCGTTTTTAATAATTAATTTTTTCTTTTTTATCCAAGTTTCTAGTAGTTCTGTAAGCCCGTAATAGTGATGAAAATCTAACTGTTCGGTACTTCCACAGATATAACAATCGCTTGATTTTTTATATTGTGATTTCGCTTTATCTCGTACGTATTTAACTAAATCTCTTTTGAAATTCATATTTCTACTCTTAATTAGAATTATACCAAAAACATACAGCAAATGTCAAGAACTGTTTTTTGTAGGTGTTATTAAAACGTTGTGGCTGTAGTCTCAAATGTGTATAACGCATATCGCATAGCATCAGCCATATGGGATGCCATGTTATGCTTTGGTTTCTCTTTTAATAAATTAGGGTTTGGGTCCCATTGATACTGGTCTAGTGATATTAAGGCTTCTTTACAAGTCTGATTAACAATAAGTTCATCATTATCAACTACTGTTGCAACATGTCCTATACCATCAAGTACTGATTTTTTAGCATTGATAGTACTAATATCATAATTTTGTGCGAAGTCGTATCTTGTTTGTTGAGCTGCAGAGTCAATGTAAATGTA